ATCACCATATGGTTCTAATGATCCACTTCAAAATCTGGCTATACCAAATGCTAGTTTAGTAAGCGAGCAACTTTCAGCGTCTGCTGATGGAGTTTTAAAATTAACCCTTAATTATATTGGACATTTATGAGTGAAGATCTTTTTTATAATCGTGATAGAAATTTATCAGGATTTGCTGATGTTGATAACATTTCATCATTGAGTTTAACTCCAGTATATGGATCTAAAGTAGATTTTTCTGCAAAAAATCATTCATATGAATTAAATGATTCATTTATAAACATAGTGCCATTATCTCTAAACAGTTTAAGTGCCTCATTTAAACTTAGATATGATGTAAATGAATTAAATGCCCAAAAATTAACAGACTTTTTTGAAAGTAAAAATGGAGTTAATTCTATAGCGTTTAATCCTGATAATTCAGGAATATATAGAAGTGTATATGGTTTTTGCGATAACTATGCAATAAATCATATGAATAATTATCATTATGAATTTGCAACAGAAATAACGGCAGATCAAGCGCCGACTTTACTTAATTGGTCTGGAATGACATTTTTGAATTATACTTTTCAAAATTATAATACTGGTCAATCATATAAAAAATATGATGTTGTTTATACAGGAGTTAATGCTGTAAAGATAAATAATTTTTATTATTGCACTGGAAATCATTCATCATTATTAACGAATTCACCTACTGGATTAAATTCTATGTGGACACAAGATTTCTTTTTTGAGCCAACAATTGGAATTCAGAATGATGTAAAAATGAAAGTTAAAAAATTTGAACCAAAAAATTCATTTCCAGTGAGAGTAAAAACTCAAGATAATATGGCTGGAATTACATTGAATTACAAATTTACAAATATTACTAATGCTCAATTAAAATCTATGCTTCATTTTTTAGAAAATAAAGCTGGATATAGATTATTTAGACATCAACCAAAATCTGTATATAATAGACCAAAAGTATTTAGATGCTCTCAATGGACTCATACTTGGAAGTATTATGATTCTAATGATTTAGATTTATCATTAGTTGAAGACGTGCTTGGAATTATACCCTTAGATTCATAATGAATAAACAAATTTTAAAAAGTGATAGTTCTTTTGTTTTAGCTGGAAAATCGCCAGCTTGGCAAACTTCAAATTGGCCAAATTATAATGTAGAAACTGGAAATTTATTCGCATTAGTGCAAAATGTTAATTTTGATTTTTCATCAAATAGGCAATCTTCTAGACAAATTGGAGGTCAACAATATACAATATATGATAATAATAGATTTCCAGATGTTAATTTAGGTATTGATTATTATTTTTCTCCATACTTAAATAATGAAATATTATTAGGATTTAATGGATCTGGATCTGTAGATACAAATGCATTATCAAACATAAAAGATTTTAATAATAATTTTTATGTATTTAATAATAGGATTGAAAGCTCAGATGGTTTTAGTCGAAGATTATCAGGACAAAATGTGAGTTATACTGGATATGATATTATATCTTTTGGTAATTGTTATTTATCTACTTATAACGTATCATTTAAATCCAATCAATTGCCTATTGTTTCTATAAAATTAAAATCATCTAATATCAAAGCTGATTTGATAACTGGAATACTTCCAAATTTTTCTATTGATTTGCCGTCTTTAGATCCCGTTTATGGAGAAATGGATGCTAATCAATTTTATTTGTATCCTCCTTCTGTTAACTTTACTGGAAAAATAACAGGAGATTATTTTAATAGAACTGCTTATAATGCGCCAGTAACCCATCCGGGTCTTAGCACTTTTACTTTATATGATAAAAGACAAGATAATAATAATGAATTAATACCCTTTAGAAGTCTTTCTGGAGTTATTTTACAATCTTTAGATTTGTCATTAAATTTTAATAGAGTAGATTTGCATAGACTAGGTAATAATTCTGTTTCTGATCGTAAATTACAATATCCAATTAATGCTGAAATAAAAATAGAATCTTTGATTTCTGGTTTTGCTTATAAACCATATGACGGTCCAAGAATTTCTGTATTTAATGATTTTTATTCTTTATTTGCTGAAAATTTTTATAATTTTGATTTAAGCTTTTGTGATCCTCAAAAAACAGTAACAGGATTTTATAAATTCAAAAATGCAAAAATGAATAATTTTAGTTATACATTGCCAGTTAATGATATATATAAATTTACAGCATCATTTTCTGTTCAAATAACAGATTCTACAGGATTCCTAATGAGTAGAATTCAAAAATAATTAATCAGGTTTATAATTTACTTTGAAATTTTTTCCTTCAAAAGTTTGTTTTTGCATTTGATGCTTTGCACCATTGCGAGTTTTTGAATAATTTTCAAAATACTTTTGTTTTATTGGATCTATACCACCAGCTTGTTCAGCTCTTCTATCGCTCATTTCTGTGCTATAATCAAGTATATGTCCCATAGTACCTTTCTTATCTCTTGTGCGGTCATTAAACTGCTTTGAACTGAATGGGTCTATCTGGGTATCCATAGCCATCTGCGGTGAGCAGAATACACGTTTCCAGTCATTTTGAGTATTGCATTCCCCAGAGTATAAATGAATATCATTCATGCCTTGCATAACATCAATAAATTCTTCTGTAGATTCTCTGAAATAAGTATATAAGGGCATAATATTTTATATAAAAAAAGGGAGGTTTTTCAACCTCCCTTTTCTGATTAACCTACATTAATAGATACCCTATCTTTAGAAGTTATCTTAGGTAAAGATAATTTTAGAATTCCGTTCTCAAGTTTAGATGAAATATCTTTAATAGATACTAGTCCATTAAGTTTAATCTTAAACTGATCACTTTCTCTTTCATTGTTTTTAGCGTTAATTTCTAAGATCTTATCATCAACAAGAATAGAAACATCTTGTTTAGAAAAACCCGGAAGAATAACTTCTGCAATAAATTCATTTTCAGAACTCTTGATAGAAATATTTGATTGATGTAGTTTTGTAGTACAGCCATAAGAAGCTGATCCGACTAGTTGTTCAAGTAATGTACTCATGTGTTTTATATATTGCAATTAGTGTGCAAATTAATTTTGCTTGTAAATACTAGCTAAAATAGCATCTACAGTATTAGAATAGGTCATTTTGTCACCCAATTCTTGTCCTAGTGTGTTGATTTGTCCTGCTTTAGTTTCGGCCAATTCCATTGCAGAAATAACAGAAGCTTCTGACCAATTATAGAATGTTCCTTGATTAAATTCAGCCCCCTTTTGAAAGAAGACTTGATCGTAACATTCAAATTCACCTTCTGGTTCAATTAAGATACTGTTTTCAGCAGTAGCCCAATCTTTATGGGAGGTAGCATTAAGGACAATGCTCCATTTACCAAGACAAGTAGCATTGAAGCTCGGAAGGTTCCACCCCTCACCTCCAGATAATCCTGTAAGGTCAATATCAATAGAATTAAGCAATTCATTTACTTCGGAATTTTTTTGAAGATATGGAAGAAAATTAATATTTGTATATCTTTTTCCTTCAAGAACTCCTTGAATTACAGCTTGCATATCTTCTGGTTTAAAGAATGGATTCGTGACACAGCAAGTAAGTTGGTACTTATTATTGTTTCCGTACTTTTTTGCCCATGCTTGAATAATTCTTCCAGTGTGTTTGCGTTTTTCAAATTTGCCCATTAGACCAAAATGAATCACATCATTTAGATATTTCTTTTGAGTATTGAAAAAAGTCTTATCAAAACCTAGAGGAACATAATAACAGTTATCACAACCTTTTGTAGTAAATTGTTCTTGAGAATATCTTGAACTAAAAAATACAGTGTCTTGTAACTGAGCTAATGATAATTCAGTTTGAGTAGGTTCATTACATTCATAAAATGTAAATAAATGTTGTTGCGGTGTTTTTCTATTTTCAGAACCATTAAGATGCCAGAGCCTAAATGATGGAATTTCTTTTTTAAGAAATTTATATCTATTATTAATAGACTCCTGAAGAAAATTTGTAAAATCCTTATTTAAATCATAAGCTTGAATATCTACATTCCCAACTGGGAAAAGACCCACTTCTACATTTTTATTCTTTAATTCTTTAAGAATATTAATGGTAACATTCCCAAGAGAAAGTGAATTTAATGGAGCTTCTACTAGTAACTTCATAAATTAAAATGGAATTTCCTCTTCGCTAGAGTACGAAGAATTATTTTGAGGCTTAGAAGATTCTTGGGATTGCCCGTCTTTCTTTTCTCCGCCATTGCCGCCCAAGAATTGAATGGTATTTGCGCGAATAAAATGTTTGCTGGCCTTCTTTCCATCCTTCTCCCATGTATCCATGCAAAGCTCTCCTTGAATAAGAACTTCTCTTCCCTTCTTTAGATACTGAGAACAAACTTCTGCTTGTCGATCCCAAGCTTCGACATCAATAAAATTCTTGGTCTTTGCGTTTTGCCCAGAAACGCATACGCGCATCTTACAAACCTTCTTACCGCTTACGATTTCCTTGAGTTCTGGATCAGATACAAGATGACATACTGTTACTATTGTGTTATACATAATTTATTTCTTTTTGGTGTTTGTTAATAAAATTGTTATGAATATTAATGCATCCTTGGATACTCATTTTCATTTCTTTCGCAATGATCTTCCATGCAATAAGTTTATTATAATCGCTATTATAGCGCATGTCAATGATTTTTTTTATTCTTTCATCAGTTTCTTGATCTAAAAGTTTTTTAAAATCTTCTAAAATTTCTTGTTTTGTGATTTCACCTATAAAGTCTTCACAACACGGTTCAATAAAATTTGAATCATCATCAATATATGACTCTTTACGTTTTTTTAATTTATTAATAGTATTTAAACATTTCCATTTTGTTTCATTAGCGAGATAAGTCGCAAATTTAACTTCTCTTGAAGCGTCAAATTTTAAAGCAGAGGAATATATTGTAAAATTTTTATCTTCCATAATCAAATCTTTATCTAAAATAGTTGATTTTCCAGACGCAAATCTACTTACCATAGTTGTATAAATTCCAGAATGACGATTGATTAATTCTATTAAGCTAGCCTCATCGTTTTCTTTTTGAATTTTAGATATTAAATACAGGTCGCTTTCCATGATTCAAATCTTTCTTCTGTTAAGATGCTGTCTAACACTTCATTTGCTAATGATTTCAATGTTTCTTCATCATTGGAGGTGAACCAAGTAAAATTATTATCAGCATCAGCGGAAATAATAGAATTATTTTTTAATTCATATTCATTAGCAGGTTCAATGATTAAACCATTTTCATCGATTCTAGAGACAAACAAAACTTGTCCTTCATTATCTCTTACCCATTTTAACTCATTAGGAAATCTAAGATCTGTAATAATAGCGACTTCATTTTCAGATATGCAATCCGCAATCTTATTTACCCACACAAGATCATCACTTTTGCGACGGATCTCTGTACCCCAAAAAACCAAAAACGGTCTAATAATATTTTTTTCATCATCAATTTCCGTAAAGGATGAAATTCCCAATGTTTCCTTTAAGAAATAATCTGTTTCTTTTTTAAGCTGATCTGCAAAAGAATAGGTTTTGGACTTAACTCCATATTCTGATAATATGGAAACAAGATGTTTTCCTAAAGTGTCTTTGCCGGATCGAGCATTTCCTCCGATTGCAATAATATTTTTATTAGACTTCATAAGTAACTAAATTTTAGTATATTAAGTATTTATATCGTTGTCAACTAAAAAATAAATATGATGCGAAGCATACCGAGAATCGGTTATTAATATAATATTAATCTATATTCGTAAATCGTTATCTATATTCGTAAACGTTTATCTTATTTAGATAGTAATCGTATATGAATTAAATAAGATATTCTTAATTTATTTTTTAAATCGCAAATCGTCAGCTTAAATCTATAACGTAATCTGTAAGAATCTTCAATTATACACATATTCATTTTTATTGTCAAGATAAAAAGTTTTTTAATTTTCCAGTTGCCAATATTTTGATTAGGTCATATAGTGTAACTATAACATTATGATATTCGATGAACAAATCGCAAGAAAGCCAAACAAATATCCTTGGACAGAACAGTTCATCCAAGCCATGCACGATGGGTTTTGGACAGATAAAGAGTTCAGCTTTAAAAGCGATGTTCAGCAATTTAAGGTAAATCTTTCTGACCAAGAAAGAGAAATTATTGTTAGAACTCTGTCTGCTATTGGACAAATCGAAGTCGCAGTAAAAACTTTTTGGGCAAAGCTTGGAGACAATTTACCTCACCCTTCCTTGCAGGATCTTGGTTATGTAATGGCAAATGTTGAAGTTATTCATAATAACGCTTACGAAAGACTTCTAAGCGTTTTAGACATTGAAGATATTTTTGAAAAGAATCTTAAACTTGAGTGGATTCAAGGTCGAATCAAATACCTTCGAAAGTATACTCATAAATTTTATAAAGACTCTAAGAAGCAATATCTTTACGCTTTGATTCTTTTTACTTTGTTTGTCGAAAATGTTTCTTTATTTTCTCAATTTTACATTATTAATCATTTCGCACGTTTCAAAAACGTCATGAAAGATACTGATCAACAAGTTAAGTATACAAGAAACGAAGAATGTTATATAGCAGGAACTGAGGTGTTAACCCCAATCGGATGGAAAAATATCTCGGATGTTAATATTGGGGATGACATCCTACAATATAATGAGGATGGGTCAATCCAACATACTAATGTTCTTCATACTGTCATGAATGATTTTAATGGCGATATGATTCAATTCACTAGAGCTGGAAATAAGTGTGTGGTTACTCCCAATCACGACATGATTTATTACAATAGACA